TGACTGCCCCCGAATTTTCTCTAGCGACCCTATCAATATCGCACCTGCTGATGCCGATATCGTTTAAGTCTCGGTCTGTCAATAGAGACAACTCTCTACGAGTACGGTTGATACGCTCCTGCTGCTTCATCCAGCGGCGCGTGTCTTTTACGATCTTATTGAACATTACTTCTTTCCTTCTGCTAAGAATGTCTTTTCAGACTTTACTTCTTCAGTCGGATCGACGATCTCGACTTTCTTTGGCTTCTTTGACTCTGGTATGATGTTCTCAAGCCAGATCTTCAACATGCCATTGAAGAGTTCGGCGTTCTTGATCTCAATAGTATCTGATATGTTAAATAGACGCTTGAAAGAACGGTCTGCAATACCCTTATACAGGTAGTGATTGTTCAGACCTTCTTTTTCTAGGTCACCGATGTCTGTAAACCCAGAAACTGAAAGGGTTCCATCATTGATCTCGATGTCTAGATTGTGCTTGCCAAATCCCGCTACGGCCATCTCGATCACGTACTTGTTGTCGTCTACCTTGACGATGTTGTACGGTGGATAGTTGGGGATCGACTTAGAGATTGATTGTGAGAGCTCGTTCATTCTCTTTACCATCGGCTCATAGCCGACAAAGAACTTTGCATCGAGCATGTTGAATGGGTCGAAAGTAGTCATATAGTCCTCCTAGTTATAGCAAGGTTTATAGGTATGTCGTACCGTTATGGCTACGACATTATTATATATAGTACTTTCTGCTAGAAATGTCAACAGTTATTGTATACCAGCTATTCAGATATAAATAGAAGATCCTAATGGGCCGCTGCGTCAGATGTATAAGATCATTGAGTGGCATACGCGTCGGGGTAAGAGGCTGTACAGCGTCTACCTCAACGGTAAGCTGATCATTATTACTGGACAGAAGTATGTAGCAGAAAGCTATAAATAATAAGAATTGATCCTTGACGTTAACCTTTTTGAAATGTTTTGTAATATCAAAAAGGAACGAATCAATGATGGATCCAAAATCAGCCGCAAAGTTCGGCAACGCCCTTGGTAAGGGTCTCAGCGACCAGGTGTTCGGCATCGTCGACGACGTGCGCAATGCTAAGAACGTCAAGGCTGCCAACAACCAGAGAATAATTAATCAGAACAAGATTACCGAGATCAATAATCAGGTAGTCAAGAACAACAATGCCCTGCGTGAGCAGGCAATGCGAGAGATAGCTGCAGAGCAGGAAGCAGACATGATATCTCGCATGTCACCTGCTCAGCGCAAGGCTTTCTACGAGGCGAGGAATGCCGCTGCGCATGAGGCACACATGGCAAAGGTGAGAGCCGAGAGAAAGAGAGAAGAGTTCTGGGAAGCTTTCTGGGCGCTCTTTGCCATATTCGTAGTCTTACCATTCATTGTATGGATTGGTCTGATGATCTGGGGAATTTCTGACGTCATGGCCTGCTACAGCATGAAAGGAATAGTTCCCTTAATGAAGGCGCTGTGTGGAAGATGAAGAAGCATCACGAGACCAAGGATGACGAGCATCCTTGGTTGAATGGGTTTGAAAAGAAGCACGGAAACGAGAAGATAGATATACTAAAGGAGAGGATCAAGGAGCTCGACAACCTAGTCGGTACTGCATCTGTGATCATCGTCTGTCAGTCTATAATCATAGTAGCCATCATAGTAGGGATGTTCATAGGGAGCGCCGTCAATATATCTTCAGATACGGCAAACTCAATAATTAGTCTAGTTAAGTCAAACATTAAGAAGTGATTATGCAATCAAACACGTACTGTCCTATGGCATGGTTTCATCTGGCCATGAAGCCTAACGGGGATCTCAGGATATGCTGTCAGTCAGGACAGGGTCCTAACAAGGGTCTTCTAAGAAAAGACAGCGGAGACGTCTACAACCTAAACAGGGACGGTCTCATGTCTTCAAGAAACGCTTCTCTAGTAAGAGACGTTCGACTGTCACTGCTTAACGGTGAGAAGCATGCCGAGTGCAGGAGGTGCTGGGAAGAAGAAGCTGTCGGAATGCACAGCAGAAGACTTCAGGCACTGGAGTATATGAACCACTACGAAGAGGCGGTCCAAATGACCGGTCCGGACGGTTCAATCCCCGCAGACACACCCTACTATGAGTATGACGTTCGCTTCGGCAACCTGTGCAACCTTAAGTGCAGGATGTGTGGTCCCACCGACAGCTCTATGTGGTACGACGACTACTTTAAGATAAAAGGTCACGTATTCGATGACCCTGACTTGAGCTGGTACACGAAACCCGGTATATGGGAAGACTTTGACTCTCAGATGAAGAACATCAAGTGGATGTACATCATCGGTGGAGAGCCGACACTTATACAGAATCACTTTGACTTTCTGCAGAGGTGTGTAGACAGGGGATACGCTAAGGACCTGTCTCTAGAGTACTCGACTAACGTTACAAACATTCATCAGAAATACCTAGACATCTGGAGCCACTTTAAGAAAGTGCACCTAGGGTGCTCAGTAGACGGCTTCGGCAGGGTCAACGAGTACGTGAGGTTCCCGAGCAAGTGGAAAGTCATTGAGAAGAACCTAGGTAGAATCAATGACAGACCAGAGAACATGAGGATAGTGCTGCAGTGCACGGTCAGCGCGTACAACATATACTATCTAGATGAGCTGTACAGGTGGAACGCTGAGAACTACAACTTCATCATCAATCCTCACACACTCTATAGACCGCAGTACCTATCTACCAAGATATATCCGGTAGAGGTAAAGGAGAAGATAGCCGAGAAGCTAAGGGCTTTCTATCCGTGGTTTAGAGAGAACAATCCAAAGACTAATGTGGAAGAGAAAGCTACCGAGAGGAGCATCGGTAGAATAGAGAATCACATAGACTTTATGATGAGTGAGCATCACAACCAAGAAATAAAAGAATTCTGGGACGTGACGCGTAAGTTAGATGAGATCAGGAAAGAGAACATAGAAGACTCTCTACCTGAGCTCTATGATTTGATAAAAGAAACTGAGTTCAAACGCTTTTATTAAACATAGGAGACTACAATGGCAGCAAAGAGCCTTCAGCCTGACTCGAAGTACAATAAGTTTGACATAGACCACGACAGCGTAGTGACGGACGATGAGATGAAGAAAGTGGAAGAGATGATCGAGTTTGAGAACAAAGACAAGAAAGAAGACCAGCTGCGCCAGATGGCATGGATGGCTATGGGCAGCATGGTACTGTTTACTGGTATTCTGTTCTCACCTATCGTCGACGTCGCTAGGATAACTGCTCTCGGCAGCATCTTGCAGATGTTCTACATCGCACAGGCGGGAGTAGTCGCTACGTTCTTTGGAGCCAACGCCTATCTTTCTAAGTGATTAGAACTGCTTCTTAAAGAAGTCATGGTTGGCTGAGCAGGTAGAGGCACACATGGAAAGCTTTCCATTGGCTAGCGTGTCTATGCCCCAAGAATCCTGTATCCTGTCGAAGACGCCGGAGTCGAAGACACCCTTTAGTGTCTTCGACTTTGCATTTAGATTCTCTAGATCGTAGTCTGCTATCTGCATGATCTGAGAAGCGTTCTGCGTCTTCATCTGAGGACGGCGCATATCATATCCTAGCCAGCAGCACGGGACTACGTGGCCGTCTGCAGAGACGTATATCTCCCTGTCTTCCAGAGACTTGCAGTTTATCTCTACGCTGTTTAGGTAGTTGTCGTAGGTGCCGAAGTTCTTCTTTACGTAGTCTAGGAAATAGACGCTGTCGTTGACGTACTCTGGGTTCGTTGGTATCTCGAGGTGCTTGTATCTCTTCCTGTTACCCTTGAACCTAGACGACTTCTTGACTACGAACTTCTCGAAGCCCATATCTGCGGCGAGCTTTCTAGCTTCTTCTACCTGATGCTCATTGTGCTTGAAGACTAGGTAGTGCCAGTGAGCCTTGCCTCCCTCAGAGATGAAGGCCTCAGCAGATCTCATTACTAGATCCCAGTTGACTCCTTCTCTGTATATGTGGTTTGTGTCTGCGAGTCCGTCGATAGCAAACACTGCGCGCCCCGGATTGAGTACGTGTGCGAGTTCTCTCCACCAAGAAGCACTCTTGCCGCCGCCGTTTGTATTGAGGCAGAGAAGCATCTTGAAGTTGTTGTCCCTGAAGTACTCAAATACTGCGAGTGCGTCCTTGGCAAAGATGGCGTCTCCAAAGTTACCGCACATGTACATGTGTCTGAGCTGCCTTACAAATTCTGGAGGGAATATATCCATGCAGTCTTGTAGAGACAACTCAGAGTTCTTAAGGTAGCTGTTGAAGACTCCGTCCTCGTCAGTACGAGCGCACATGGCGCATGATGCCTGACACTTCTCAGTTATCTCAAGGTGAAGCTTCTTTATGTCACCGTATGCGTACATCAGATGGTCGTCGGCGACTTCATCGGATCGTAAGGGTCGATCTTCTCTATGCGACTGAGAGCGTCTTTCTCGTAGCGAAGAACTTGATACCATCCGAGGAAGGCAGTAAAGTCTGCAAACATGGCCGAGTAGTTCTGGTTGAAGATCTCAATGATAAAAGAAACCGCGACTACTGCTAGGATCGCGTACGAGAGCTTAATAAAGGTATGTATCATGCCGTCCTCACTTTAAAGTTAAAGAATTTTCCATCGCGGTTGAGCTTTGAGACTGCATCTACCCAGTCTCTCGCATCGCGCTCGTCGATGAAGTGTAGACGATCCTTGACCGTCAGACCATTCAGACGACCCTTCTTGATGAGCTTTTCGAACTCAACTACGTACTTGTATGAACCAGGGTATACAGACATTCCATTCACTCCACTGCTATAGACTAATTATACACTATTCTACAGACTTGTCAACAAGAGAATTGGTGGGGAATGAGGGACTCGAACCCCCGATCAGACCGTTATGAGCAGCCGGCTTTTGCCACTAAGCTAATCCCCCGAATTTATTATTTCTTGGTCCGCAGTGGGAACGTAGCCATGTAGGCCTCGTACTCCTCGTGGACCATGAAGTACTCGATTACCCGCTCAAAGCTCGTGAGCGTATGCTCGAATTCTTCCTTGGTATCATATACCAAGACGTCTTTTGCGTAGTCTTGCAGTAGACCCTCGTAGCAGTACTTTAGTTCCTGCAGGACGATCGCGTCTACCTGCTCGTATTCCATATCGAATGTTACCTTTGGCATATGTCACCTCTTAATGTAGCAGACCCATTCTTTGTCGCCGATCTTGTACCGAGCATAGGAGTTCTTGTCCATGTCGGCACACCGGCCCTGATCCATGGAGAGGATAGCTCTAAATTCGTTGCGTGCACCAATATAGACACCATCCACACCATCGTCTCTCTTAGCAAACTGACACGTCTCATGTCGTACCCATGCTGTATTATCCCACTGCACTGCTAGGTAGTCGCAGCTGACTGGCATTCCTTATTTATGGACTCTGCCTGCATCTTAACGTTCTCTTTTACCTGCTCAAGATAAGACTGCTTCCAAGTATCTGCTTGTACTTTCAAGATATCCAGCTCACGCTTTACCCTACTAAGTTCCTTAGCAAGAGAATATAACTTTGTCTCAGTTCTTCCTGCAAGTGTGTACAAATACATGTGAATACCACTAATAGGATCACTCTTTG